GAAGAATACACTTTTGATGATTCTTGGCAGGATGATTATTCATGGGAAGAGGAATACACTTGGGAAGACAACTATACTTGGGAAGATGATTTTTATTTTGAGGAAGAATATGATACTTCTTGGGATGTATTTGAAGAATTTGAAGTTTTTGAAGAGTTTGAGAATATCGAATTTTTTGAGGAATTTGATGAAGTAACTTTTGAAGAAATGCCTAATGAAGTATTTCTTGAAAATGAATTTGCGGAAACTTCCATTATGGAAGAGATATTCGAGGAAGAATTTGAAGAGGATTTTAATACATTCCTAGAAGACACTGGCATGGAAGAGGAATTTGCCCAGTTTCTTGAAGACGAGGGAATGACACAGGAAGAGTTTTTTGAGGAGATAACCGAGGAGGAATTCGATGACGAATTTACTGAGGAATCTTTTGAAGAGTTTGAGGAACCACTGGAAGAGAACACAGTCACGGAAGAAAGCGTTCCAGAGGTTATTGATAGTGAAGAAGAAACAGAGATTACAGAATCAGAACAAGAAATAGCACAAAATGAATCAACAGAAGAAGACGTACAAGAAGAGGAATCCGATAGCAAAGGAACTGAGGACTCCGAAGTACAGGCAGAAGACAGTGAAGAGCAAGACGGTGTACAACAGGAAGGACGAGGAGACGTGGACTCCGACAAAGGGGTTGCTGCAGATGTTGCAAAGGTAGAAAGCAAATTAAAACAGAAACTGAAATCCATCGCCAAACAAATAGCAAAGGTAACAAAAGTCAATACTCAAAACTTATCAAAAGAGGATATATTTTTTAAGAATAATACAGCGTTGAACGCCTACAAAAAAATGCAATTTTATAAGTCAAAGGATATCTATACAGACCAGAATCTGGATTTATTCAATCAAATTGACTTGGGCGTTTATGCAAAAGACATTTATACGAACATAACTTTAGCGAGTTACACACAGAACGACCCGGTTGAAGTACATCGAGTACAACTATACAAGGCACAAGAGAAAACTAATAGATTAAAACTAGAATTGGAGGCTATGAAGAATGAAAATTATTGATAAACTTAGTACCTATGCGGCTCTTATAGGCGTAATTTCTGCCATAGGCGGAGGATTTTATGCATGGGGTGAGTTCAATACACGTCTTTCTGCAATAGAAGATGAGCCTCCTGTTAACTTAGCTCCACTTAAAAGTGGACTGAAAGAAACAAATTCAAATTTAAGTGAAGCTAAAATAGACTTAATAGATAGAATTAAAAAGGTTGATGATAAGATTAAACCTGTGGATTTAACTGTTGTATTCAAGGAAATAGCAAAATTAAGAGAAGAAGTGGCCATGCTTGATATTCCTGATGACATAGATTTAAAGCCCATATCAAAGGAGCTTAAAAGACTGAGCGAGGAATTGGTCAGGATAGTGGCAACAATACCTAAAGCTGTAAACTTAAAGCCCCTTGAAGAGGCATTACAAGTAATTGAAAAAGCATTGGCTATTGTCAAGAAAGAGAATGAAGTGCAGGACGCCATGATTGAAGAAATTAAGTTAAAATCAAGCAATCCTTTGGCTAATCAATGACAGAAGAGTTTTATCAAACTATTCCTAAAGACATTATACCAAAGTTTAAACATAAAGCTATAGGCCTTATGGATAAAGATGCAAATTTCGCAATGAATTCAGCAGCTCAACGATTTGGAATGTATAATTTTGGGACTCCAGAATGGGACAAAAGAAACGCCCATCAGCATTTGATATGGTCTGTACTTAGCCCTAATTTTACAAAAGTATATGAAGTTAGTAATGAGATGACTAGAGGGGAAGTTGATAATCAAGACATTCATAATAATAAACTAAAAAATGAAGTTGTTAACAGAGCCAATGAGTTAGATGCAAGAAAAGGTAAAAAAGGCGATACCCCTTCAGAAGGTTCTGTTGAACAAGCTGCTTTTGATATGGTTAAAGAGCAGGAAAAAAGACTAGAACAAGGGTTAATGCAAAACCCTAATTTACCTTGGGTTGATACAAAGGCATTAATGCCTGGATATACAGAAACTAAAGAAGAAGTTACAGGATTAACAAAATATATTTATGATACATTTTTTAAATAGGAGGAATAATGGCACTACCAGTAACGGAACAACTAACAAACCAACTGCAAACTGAAAGCGTGGGAGAAGTGCCGGATAGTGGAATGGAAGGAAATGTTACACGATCAGGAATGATAGGGGAGTTAATAAGTTCCCTGAAAGACGTGCATTTTAGTCAACTTGTAAATGAATTTGGAAATATAGCAGGAATGGTAAGTGCAGATAAAAAACCAATGACAACAGCCCTTATGGCAGAACGAGAACAAGTTCCTCAAACACCTTTAAAAGCGGATGACACAACCCCTCCCGTACAACCAACAGCCCCACCGCCAATTCCACCAGAGGAAATAAAAGTTCCCACACCCATGTCGGACGCTATGGCGATGACTAAGTTATCTCCGATAGTCCCAACAGGATCGGTAGTAGAACAGAATAATGGACTGATGACGCAATCAAAGGCTATTTAAAAGCCCTTCCAATTGTTCATCAAAATAATGGGAATCAGAATTGCAATGCCGGACAATAGCACAGATAATGTTGGCGTAATAATCATTTTTTAAAAATTCTTGCAAGGATACTTCACGACCATCGGATAATTTTATAAACAGGGGCAGTGAACTGTGCCTTGTGAATAACTCTCCCTTATTGTTAATTGACACTGTAGTGCTAAAAAGAATGGCTTCATTTTTTTTAGGACTTGGTGTCATTTTTTTTGTCCGCAGCTTTGACAAAATTAGGGCTTATCTTTGGGTCAAGCTTTGGCAACGCTCCTAAAATTTGTATGGATGTCGCCACTTCCTGATATGGTTTTGTAAACAGATATCGCAGTATAGTTTGCAGTTGTTTGTCTGTAATAATGAAATTATTTTCCACTTTTTTTCTCCTTTAGTTTTTTATTATAGTTTTTAACATACTCCCATGTTTCTCTTCCTCTTCGCTCTCCTTCTGATTCTTTTTTAGGTTCTCTAAATTTTATCTCCCCTGCTATAGCACTGTATGCGGACATATCAATATATGTGTCCTCACTAACAGCCCCGAGTTTAGTTCTCGCAACTTTTAATAAAGTCATTAAAATGGCTACGTCATGTGCCCTAATTTCTGTATCCAGATATGCTGACCATAACCTGGCAATATTTTTATGATTATGAACCTTATCCCCATAATCGTTTTCTCTATCTCCTGCAACTAGTGCACTGGCTTTTTTTAAAAATTCTTTTGTTTTTTCCATTCTACATCTCAAAACTTAAATTATTAGTTTATAGTCTTTATAATCATTCATATCTTTTTTTCAACTCCTTAATATTAATTGTTTGCAAGTCATATTCTCCTTTATTAACATTTCTTTTAACAACAAGACCACTAGTCCACAGATGTTGCGTTCCTTTTGCAAATGATTCCTTATGATTCAAGTAACATCCTGCATTCAATCCCATTAATTTTTTACCATTTATCATGGAACGAACGGCATAGTCAAATAAATGCGAATGCCCTGCTGTTGTTGACTGATGGTTCTTTTTTAATAACCCCGAAGCTATGTTATCACCACTTATAGGTCTTCCTAATACACCACTAGCAAAGTGATGGCAGTATAGTATACCATCAATTTCCACAGGAATTTCATAATCATGATACTCCCATCCGTATGCTTTAAAAGGAATATCTTGAACACTTAATTTTCCTTCCAACTCTGGGTTATCATTCACAAATTTTGTAATGCGGTATTCGTGATTCCCCCCTAACATAACTTTTCTGGGTTTTTTCGTGTACAGATAGTGGCTAAAGTTATCCAATGCCTCTTCCGCATGTTCTATTTCCTTGTTATATCTACGTCCTTCAAAAGCTTTTTTACCTCTGTCAAAATGGGATAGGGAATCCATATTCACCCAGTCTCCCAGGCATATTATAACATCGGGTTTTAACTCACGGGCAAATTTTCCTGCCCAAATAAATCTGTCATTAGACACTCCCATTTTAACATGGGGATCTGGTATAATTAAATGTGTACTCATCAGTGTAACTTCCTTTTCTTGTTAAGCATTACGTCTTTAATGTCAATTAACTTGTTTGTGGGTGGGTTTGTCATGGCATCCACGCCTTCATCAAATACAATATCAGGGTGATCCAACGCCATTTTAACCATTCCATGTGCGATTGTCAAGGCAATATGATAGCTTTGCGTTAAAGGGGGGTTGTCTTTTTCCAATACCAAACAAGCAAACCCTCCTTCTGCAGGGTGAACTGCAATCGTTATAAAGTTTAATTTATCTACTCCATCTTCCATTTTTACTCCTAATAAAATTTAAAAAACATACAGCGTCAAGTACAACAAGAGGATCTCGTTGGTTCATTTTTATGAATACAACCGGCTCCTCTTTATTTTTTGAATTGTACACTGACTGGTCATAATCCTTGTATAATTTTTTAAATGTTTCCTGGTTCTTGCATTCAATGGAAAAGGGAATAAGTTTTCTTGCCTTATTGGACAGCTTAATGTCCACCCCTCTCTCCCCCATGATGGCACATACAATGTCATTGTCTGTCAATTTGGGAAACAGTTTCAGCAGCTCATCACGAACCCAGTTTTGCAATCGTCTGCCTTTAGCCTTTTTGCTTTTAGTTCTCATCTTCCACTCTAGGGTTTGTTACTTTAGTATACCAAACAAATTTAGGATCAAGGGCTTTAGACTGTTGCTGTGGCAGGTACTGTATTTCATCACCCCAACATGCATTCTTGTAGGAACAAAATCCACAAGTTGATTTCAGCACCCTATTTCCTGTTTTCTTTCTGTAAAAATACTCTTCCGTATCCGTGAAGCATCTTTTAAATGGTGCGTTAGTCTTTAATGCCTCGATGTTATCCTTTGCTTTTTGAATGGCATTTTTATTATGTTCGTTATCAGCTATGGGAGTCTCAGTGATGCACCATTCTCCCGTTGACTTGTTAATGGCAATCCATCCGCCAAAATCACATTCTTCCGCATTGGAATATAAGTATCCCTGGGTAACATACCCAAAATCATCATGCTTTAAAAGTGCGTCAAACCCTCCTTTATCCCCAAATTTATAGTCAAAAGACATTGGTGATGCACTTTTAATGTCCCATATACGACCATCAATTTTTACATCATATGACCCATCAATTTCATCTCCATTGAATTTGTACTTTACTCTTTTTTGCTCTTCATCAATTCTAACATCAGATGCTTTTAAGATGGCAATGGCTGCAGCTTCAATCATATCCCCAAAAAGATTTCTCATTTTTACATTGTATGGAAGAGGCTCTCGTTCCTTTCCCATTTTTTCCATTTGCAGTTGGCACAAGGGTCTGCCAATGCTCGACATTCTTATTTTAAATTTATTATCTCGTTTATCCGTAAACTGTCTTCTAAAAGCTGCTTTGCACGCCTCTCCAAATTCCTGAATGATAGTGCTAGAAACCTGTACAGAGGCCGTATTGGCCTCTGTAAGGAACATCTGAACTCTGTTTAATATAGAGTTAGACATTAGGATGCAAGGATGGTAGCAGGGTCGTCTTCAAGATCATTAATTACTTTTTCAGTAATTTTATCTGTCTCTTTCTTATCGTTTGCTTTGTGGTAGGCATCGGACACTCGTTTATTTTCATCGGTAATGAGGTCAGTAAACAAATCCATAGTTTCCAGATCCTTTTTCGTGAACTTAACTGTCTTGTTGTCAATTACAATTTTTGAAACATACCACACGGTGTCTCCACTTTTTCTGCGATTGGACGTTAAGTTAAGAAAATGATTCTGCATAAGATTGCCACGGCTTTTCAGGCTTTTTAGGGACTCACCAACAGGTTTGAAATTTGTTCCTGTTACTCGCCATAAAATAGGCACATCCTCTATGGACGTGGGTTGACCATCAGCCGTTGTACAGTCCATTGACAATAAGCCATACACCAAACGATAGCACTTGGTGTCACGCTGATTATCCAGTTCAGCTTTTGACAACTGATTCTTGTCTTTTCCGATAACCTTTCCGCATCGAACGCCACCTTTAGAATCAATGGGATCATCTTTCCACGATTTAAAGATAACTGATGTGCATGAATAGTTATTGTTTTCAGCGTCATATTGCATATACTGATAGGCGTTTATAAAGGGCCTGAAATTAACAGGCTTATCCTTTAAGCTGTATACTTTTTTTTCAGATTCAGGATCGTAGATTGTATAAACTCCTGGACGCAAAGCGTTTCCGTCATCATCCTCGGCTAATTTATTTATGGACAATCTTGGTAAAATTCCTGAACCCATTTGTGAGTCATCGTCCTGACCCGTCATTTTCATGATCTCCTCTTTACTGAGAGATTCAAAAGCTTGTAATTCATTCGTCATATTTAACCCTCCATAGGTTTTATTTAAATTATATAATACCGGATTTACAGTATTTGTCAAGCGTAAAGTTTCGTATCCAACCAGTTAGAGCCTACCTTTAACTCAACATCCAGAGGAACATTGAAATTGATTCCGTACGTGTCTTTCATCTTGCTGATAACCCCTAAACACCCATTGTTCAGGCATTGTGCGACAATCTTCTCCTCTTCAGGAAAAACATCAGCAATAATGGAATCATGCACGGTGTTAATAAGTAGGCTCTTGGTTTTGTTCTGCTCTAGCAAATCATTAATTAAAATACACGCTAGAGGAACAATATCGGCAGTGGCAAATCCCTGAACCGGATAATTTTTTATCTTTGTCGAGAAACTTGAACCGCCCCATGGCATGCGTTCTGCTTTTGGAAAAGCGTACTCTCTACCTGTCGGTATCGTTACGACCTTGTGCCGTATGGCTTCATTCTGCAGCTCGTCATGCCAAACTCGTATATCAGGGTACTTTTTTAAGAACGCTGAATAGTATTTCTTTTCATTTTCCGTTCCGGACATGCCACCATACAAGGGCTTGAATGTATGGGCTTTTGCGTCTTGTCTAGAACATCCTATTGTATCTGCTGTAAACTGATGCACATCAACACCATTTGAAATATCTTTCATACCTTGTTTATCTTGTGCTAGAAATACAGCCGTTCTAAATTCCAATTGGGCAAAGTCAACTTCCATAATTTTACCATTCTCAAACCGGGAGACAATGACTTTTCGTATGGGAAACGTTCGTGCTCGTGGTTGATTTTGAAAGTTAGGATTCTGACTGGACAATCTTCCTGTTGATGTCACGCATTGCATAAAACTAGGATACAGAAAATCATTTTCTGTCTTGTGTTTTTTAATCCCCTCCACAAATGTTTTTAGGTAAGTGCCCAATGCCGTGTAGCGATTTATCTTTTCAACAAACAATCGCAGCTCCTCATTTCCTTTTCGGGCTATGATGGGTAGTGTAATTTTATCCGTCTT